GAACTCGTTAAGATCGTAGATACCGAAAGAGGTATCGAACGTCTCATTTACTGTTGCTTTGCCAAGAATGTTCTTAGCTTCTGCAATTGTTTTAATTTCATTGCCTACATTAATTACAATATTACTATTGATCGCGGCAAAGTTTTTAAGAATATTATTTGTTTCACTACTTAGTTTCATAATTTACTCCATTCACAACATAGTTACTATTATACCATAAATCTTGTTGTTTGTACATACCATTATTTAATCGATCATGTTCATACAGAGCAAGCAAAGCGTAGTGTAACACCTTAACTAAATCTTTTCTATGATCTGACGGACTTCCTTTTTTTCCGTACCGTGCATTATATTTATCAACGTTACCAAGAAAAAAACCTAATCCATGGCCACGATCTACAATTACTTCAGAACTTTGCAAACTACCCTGACCGTAGTGGCCAGAGTAAGTCGCGTCAATATAGTTCTTGAACTCATTAATCAATTCGTCTTCACGAAATTTATATTCAATATCACTCATATTATAAAGGAGATTCCTCATTAGAAGTTTCAACAGGAGTTTCTACTCCTGAATCAACTTTAGTATACAAATCAAGGAATGCCTCTTTAGTATCAGCATCAAAGCGTGAGATACACAATTCGATAGACTTCATCTTATCATTAAAAATAGAGAATGATTGAACGATGTGACATATACTACGAGTAGAAATAACCTCGTCAACACCATCGTCTTCGAAAGTCTTACGAATAGTCTCAGACCATGTTACCAAATTCTCGGCAAATTCCTTATCAACCTTACCGAATTTCTCCATGTGCTTCATGAGGATCTTACGCTCAGTAGCAAGAGTAGGATAAGGCTGTTCCATAGTAATGGTAAAACGCTCAAGGAAAGCTTCGTCAATAATAGTAGCAGCAACGAAACGTCCATCTTCTGAACCTTTACCTTTAGTGTTAGCAGTAGCGAACACATTGAAACCCTTAGCAGGTTTAACCATTTGACCAGTCTTCTTGATCAAAACAGGCTTACCTTCCATAACACCTTGTAGACACATGATCTTATTTGAACCACGGTCAATCTCGTCAATTAGAAGGATCGCACCTGTTTCCATAGCCTTGATAACTGGACCTTTGTTAAAAACAGTCTCACCGTTAACAAGACGGAAACCACCAATCAAATCATCCTCATCAGTCTCAGGAGTGATCTGAACACGAACAAACTCACGACCTAGTCGAGCACATGCTTGTTCGATCATAAATGTTTTACCGTTACCAGATAAACCAGCTACATAAGTAGGGTAGAAAATACCTGAACGGATAATAGATTCTGCATCTTTGAAGTGACCCCATGGTACATAAGTTGGATCTGCTTCAGGAACAAATACTTCATCGTTAACAACAGAAGTTACGCCACCTGACATCTGAGGTGATTCTGTTTCTGCTTTACGGAAAGGCAGTAGCTGGGCTTCAAGGTTATAAAGGCCACGACGCACTTTAGGCTGTGACGTTGTAAAGCGATATGATTCGCTATCTTTAATACCGAGCTCTCGAGCTACTGCCGTAACGGTTTTTGGAAAAAACTCATTTTTATCTGGGAAACGCTTTGCTAGCTCACTAGCCAATTTCACTGTATTCATCATAATATTCTCCATCATTTAATATAACCATTATAACATGGTTTCTCACAAAAGTACAACTATTTTTTAATTATTTTTGAAAATAATTGCGGCACCGATACCCATAGAAGCAAGGCCTCCAGCGATAACAGTTAACATAGTAGGAATGTCATTTGCAAGCTCCATACACTTGCCATCACAATCATTAGCAGAACCCATGATCGCCAAAAGACCACCAAAAACTAGGATACCACCAACAACATTAATAACTTTTTTCATGACTCTCTCCATCATTTTTCACATTATAGGTATATTATACCACGAAATGGAGTGCTTGTACACCTTTTTTTGCACTTTTTTAATATTATTTTTTTATAGTAATAATAAAGAAAC